CGGCGGCGGCGTAGGAGGCGGAGGAGGAGGATGCGGAGGAGGCGTAGGCGGCGGCGTAGGAGGCGGCGGCGGCGGAGTAGGAGGCGGCGGCAGAGTAGGCGGCGGAGTAGGAGGCGTTTCTATTATCCTCTGTTGGATTTTTCAGATATTCTTTTGCCGCTTCTATCGCCTTCCTTGGCCTATCATCATCGGGATACTTATCCTCGAAAATGTGTAACACAAGCTCAGCCGAGTAGATTGCTAACTTTACGTTATGCTCTTTAGAAAATGTTTCCGTGAGCCACCAGATAGAATATCTCGGTTCTAACTTGGCGAATTTTAAGAGAGCCTGTATAGCGTCTACTTCTTTATCGCCGAAGAGTTTTTTAAACTCCTCAATACCTTCTTCGCAGGCTCCCATCTTCTTCAAGGATTCAACTGATATCTTCATTTCTCCATCGCCTACTGGTCTGGTACTCATAGGAACCATCTCCTCCATTTTTCATGAGCTTCTTTAGCTTCTTTTTCAACTCTGATTATAAAACCCGGTTTGTATATGTCGGGATTGGACAATATAGCTTCAAGTTCTCTATAAAGTTCAACCCTTGCCTTACGGTTACGATTCTTCTTACGCTTTTTTACCGTGTTCATTTACCCATCACCATCTTGATAATCTTCATCTTTTCAGGCTGGCTGATCATTTCGAAAGGACGGTGGTAAATTGCCTTCGACAAAATGTTCATCGTCTTGAACTGGAATGTGTAAGTTTTTCTCTCTGTACGAGTGTAGCGCACCTCTTTATTTTCTATGGTTATCACTTTTTACCCGCCTTTACATCGTTTAAAAAATCTATTGTGTTTTTCTCGGAGGAGTCCCCGATAGCCTTAACCACCGCCCGCACGTCCGCGACAGCCTGGTCTATCTCTTCCCGGGATTTTACCGTACACAGCAGGGGAAGCACCGGGCCTGAAATTACCCGGCACTTATCCCCATCCCTGTGTTTACAGTCTTTACAGCTCATCCTTGACAAACCTGTGGGAGTCTTGCCAGAACATGAATAACTCGCCGCCGGGAGTAAGGACGGCCACTCTTACATCTCTCGGAAAAGTAAACGCGGCTGGGTCCCCGTTCTGCTCCTTCCGTCCCGGTACCAGCTCGACAGCTATCGCCGCCGCTCCCACTTCCGGGAAAGTGCAAACACGCATTCCCGGTTTCCATGTTATGAAGTCACCCGCCTTGTAATTTATCTCAGCCACGTATTCCTGTACCAGTTCGTTGAGTCTAATCTTTTCTTGCATTCTTTTTCTCTCTTTCTATAACGATTTCGTAAAGACTAAAGCTGATTTCCTTTGCCTTGGTTTCCAGAGCCAGCAAGGTCCGCAACCCTTCGTTCTCTTCCTTCAACTTCGCGGTCTCCGCTAAAATCTTGTCAGCGTCGAGTAATCCCATTCTCATCGCCCCTTTCTACATTGATTATATATAATTAGATTCAATGAAGTCAAGTAGAAATATGAAATTTTTACGAGAGGGGACATATATGGGGTGCAGGAGGCGCGGCGCTGCCTGGGGGGTTCCCCCTCCCTTCCTGGTTGAAGTGCCGCGTCCCTTGTCACTCGCGCTCAAAAAAACGCTATAATCAATGATAATACAGCCAAAATCGCTACAACCACGATGAACGCCCGAAGACTACATAATGGATCTTATAGGACATTGTTGAAAATTGCCCTCTATCCCTTGTGGCAGTAGGGGAGTAGCCATTTTTTTCGCCATTGCCGCCCGTGGTATATTATGTAAACCAGGGCAGAACCCTACTGCGGCGGGGCTTCCGGCGCCCAAAAGAGTCATTAGATCTATGTAGTAAGTTAATCTCTACTTGAATGCAACAAAACAAAACAAGGAACAATAAAACAAGGGACTATGTATCATGATATAATCAATATGAAGCGCGAGACGCGCTTATCGAGAACCCAAAAGCGAATCCGGGCGCGATTACCCGGAGGAAAGAGGAAAAAATGAAATACAAACTTATCGTAGACGGAGCGGGCCACGTGGCCCGCAGGAGTGTCGAGGACTTGATCAGGAGCTGGCTCGAAAAAAATGTAGAAGCGCGCGTGCTGGATGCAAACCCCGATCCGAGCGGGCAGAATTATTCCTACAAAATTATCGGGGACTGCCGGGACGTAAAAATCAGCCTGCACGATGAAATAAAGTACTGTTCAATAACGCAAACCGGCGAGACACCCTGGATCGAGCTCGCAGACTACACCAGGAACGCCGTCGCCGACTGGTTGGACGCGCTGAAAACCGAGGTTATAAGCCTCGTCGCCTGCGAAATCGAGGTAGAATTATGACCCTGGCGGAATTTTTGGAACAAAAAAATTGCGGGAATCTCCTGGCGGAGTATGAGGACGCCTGGCCCCGAGTCGCCAATCCCGCCGCCGTCGCGGCGTTGAAGGACAAGAAAGTACAACGTGCGAAGACTGCGCGGCAAGAGCATCTCATCGTGCTGTCATTAGATTCCGGCGCGCGAATCATCAAAACGCGCGTCGTCACGATCGGACTTGTCAACTTCAGCCTCGTACATCCAAGGGAAGTATTTTCCGGGGCGATATCTGACAACGCGGTCTCGATCATCCTCTGTCACAACCATCCTTCAGGCTCCCTCGAACCGAGTTCAGAAGACATCGAAATTACGCGGAGGCTCAAACTCAGCGGCGAAATTCTTGGTATAAGGCTTCTTGACCATGTAATCGTTAGTTCCGACGGCTTTTACAGCTTCCAGGAAAAATCCGGACTGTTCTGAAAAAATTGCGACCGCCGGAGGCGCCGGCGGAGAAAGAGGAAAAAATGATCATAACGAGAAACTATGCTAAAAAGCTGGTACGCGCAGGAAAAGCCGAAGAAGTCGGGATCGCCATTATCGGTACTGCGAACCGTGTAATTTACATGACGCTCAACCGCCTGGATATCCAGCGCACGGACCACTACCCGGCGGAGCGCCGGGACGCGCTCCGGCTGATGAAGGCGGGCGAACAAATGACAATAGCGGGTTCAAAATGAATAGAGGCAAGACCGCAGTCCGCGATTTTTTCGATATGTTGTTACTTCTCGCGATCCTCTTGAGCTTCTTAAAACATCTTGCAAGCGCTTTTATCTAACCTTCGGCCCCGACAAAATCGGGGCCATTTTTTTGCCATTTTTCGCCCGGGTACCGGATCGGCTGTAACCGGCTCGCGGCCTGCTCCCCGGCGCTGGCATCCGGGCGCCGGACCTCGCCGCCGACCGGTGACCAAAAATATTTTTTTATTAACTTGTATTTAACATTCACCGCCTGGAATCGCCATTAATAGGGACGTTTCGTCGGATTTTTCCGGCTATTTTTTTGCCCAAAATCGTTCAAATTTTTCTCCACCGCCGTACCAATTTGGGTGCAATCTACCAGTGTTTGCGGAAGCCGGTAGTCGCTGCGGAAACGACCCCCTGGTATCCTTGACACCCGGTTGGTATCATGCTACAATATAGATATGAGAAATAACTTTGTTCAATTTAACCATCGTCCCCGGGTACGAGAAAAAACGTACCTCTGGATTCAACACCAATTGAAGCTGGGAAACCTAAGTTTCTCCTGCTTCCTCGAAGCGGCCCTGGCCTTTCTTCAGACAGAGAAGTGGGAACATCCAGCGGTCCGCAGATTAAAACTGGAGGGTATAGAACGTGAACAACGAGAATTTGAAGAGTACAGAAAACGTTTCAGCAGTCGTGAAGAGCACCGTCGCCAAGAAGCCATCGACCGTCAAAGAGCTTTTAACCTTGCCGGCGATCAAGAGCCAGATTGCTTTGGCCTTACCGAAACACATAACGCCGGACCGGATGATCCGGATGGCGCTGACACTAATTAACCAGACACCCAGGCTTCAGGAGTGTACAAAAGAAAGCGTGATGTCCTGCCTGTTCCAGAGTGCGCAGCTCGGCCTGGAACCTGGACCTTTGGGTCAGGTTTATTACATCCCGTTTTATGATAAGCGCAAAGGAGCCTTCGTGGCTCAGTTCGTCCCCGGCTACAAAGGGCTTATCGACTTGGCCAGGCGCGGCGGGAAGGTAAACAGTCTCTACGCCGCCTGTGTGTTTGAGAACGAGGAGTTCGAGATTTTGTTGGGGTTAGAGCGGAACTTGAAGCACACCCCCCTGTCCCCGGATAAACGCGGAAAGAATTACAAGGGGTTCTACGCCGTGGTCCGGTACATTGACAACAGTTTTGATTTTGAGTTCATGTGGCCGGAAGAGGTGGAGTCGATCAGAGCGCGTTCACGCTCCAAGGATGACGGGCCTTGGGTTACAGATTATGAAGAAATGGCCAAAAAAACCGTGCTGAAACGGCTCCTGAAACGTCAGTCTATGTCGAGCGAGTTTCACGAGACCGTGGCCAATGACGAGATGCGCGACTACGGCAAAGACGCGCAGGCGGAACTCCCGGCGGAAGTGCAACAGCTCATAACCGAAGAAGACGCGCAGGCGGAGAAGGGCTGGACCGTGCATGAAGTCAGACAACTCATGGAAGCCAACACCGAGCTGGCCGAACTGGTGAAGAAGGCGGGGCTGACCCCTACGGCAGCTAAGGAGTATTTCAAAAAACACGATGGCGACGTGCAGAAGATAAAAGAAGAATTGAAGGGGTTGATCGGGTAATGGAACTTACAAATTTGTCGTATTCGAGCCTAAATCGGTTTGAAACTTGCAAAAGACAATTTAAGATGTATGAGGAACGTAGGCAGGGGCTTTTGCCCTTGCCTACCGAACAGCAGAGCGCCGGGAGCGAACGGCACGAGCTGGCCCAGGAATGCATTAATAATCTTGAGTTCGAACCGTTAGGGAAGCTCGGAGTCTTCCTCAAAAACGCATTCCACTACAACCAGTACCAGGAGGTCCTCACGGAACGAGAGTTTGAGATCCCCTACGGGTTGTACACCCTTAGAGGCAGGCCCGACTTCCTCGGGAAGCACGCTCACGGGGTTGACATTTTCGACTGGAAGGGCTGGCCCGGGTACGAGCACGCCGAACAGCTCTACCTATACGGGTTGGAAGCCAGGCGGCTTTGGCCGGAGACTTCGCATTACCGTGGGCAATTTTTCTTCACACAGGGCGGGTTCCCTTCAGCACCAATCCATTTCACAAACGATGACTTGGACCGTTTTGAGGAAGAATTGGGGAAAAAAATAGACGATCTGAACGCCTGCCGCTTGGCCGATAACTTCCCGTGCGAGCCAGACTACCATTGCAAGAGCTGCCCGTTCGCTGCCGCCTGCGAAATTTCGCAGAAGTACGAAGTAAAACAAATTGTGACAGGCGAGGACGCGGCGCGGCTGGCCCAGGTTACGCTGGTGCAGGAAGCGGTCGTGAAGCAGAATAAAGACGTCATCAAGGACTGGATGTTGGCTAACCAGGTGAGCGAAATTGCAATCGGCAAGGGGCGTTACTATCTTTCGCCCACAATCACCCTTCGCTCAGGAAAAGCAAAGATTGAAAAAAAGATTGGGGGCGAAGAATAATGGTTATGTACAAAGACCCCAAGGACATTAGTGTGCAAATTAGCGTTAGGATGAGCGCAGGTCTCCTGGCCGATCTCAATAAGCTCGTCGAGAAGATGAGCGAGAGCGACCCGACTGTGGACAGAAACAAGTTCATCAGCCTCTGTATCAAAAAGGTGCTTTACGAAGCATGAAAGGTGGAGCATTCGTGAAACTCTACAAGGATCTGCTATACGAACCCCCCTTCCTGGGGAACGAAGAGTTTTTCGGGTTTTATGCTTGCCTATTAGCCCGGGCGGAATTTCCGTCTTTCAAAGTAAGTTTCAAGAGAGAAGAAGAGGCGAAAAAACACGGGAAAAGTAAAGCCACGATTGATAGGTGGCTTCGTGACATGGTGGTGAGGCACCTGTTGAGGCTCGAACGAGGCACAGCCTCAACAGTTATAACCATGATGGACATTGAAGAAGAGGCCGATTCCAAAATAGCCCGTGAGGCAGCGACGATTCAACCGCGAGGCAGCGGCGAGGCAGCTACCCCCTCTCCGGCTTCTGGAATCAGCCCTTCCGAACCCCCTCAGAATAGATATGCAAAGAATAAGAATAAACAAGAGAAGATGATGACATCTTCTCTATGTCCGTCCGGCGTTCCTTATGAAGAACTTCTATTAGCTTGGAATTGTAACAAGGAACTCCCAAGGTGTATCAAACTGACAGAGGAACGCAAAAAGAAGATGGCGCTCCGCTGGAAGGAACAACCAGATATAAATACTTGGATTTCCGCCTGCCAGCGGCTTGCTATGTCGGACTTCGCCACGGGGAAGACCGGCGGATCGTGGAGAGCCAGCTTTGAATGGCTCTTCCGTTCTGCGGAAAACGTTATAAAGGTCCTTGAGGGAAAATACGACAACCGTGGCGTCGTTAAAACGAAAACACACAACACAAAGGTTGCAATGGAACTAATCGAGGAGGAAGGATTGTGACAGCCGAAGACAAAAAGAGATTTTACTCAGTAATGGTTCAAACCGCCGATATGTATGGGAAGAAACTCACAAAAGAGCAGCTCCGCCTTTACTTTTCGGCGCTTGGGGCGCTTTCCATCTTGGAGTTCGAGCGTGCGGCGGCGTCTCTTCTGGCCACGTCGAAGTTCATGCCAGTCCCCGCCGATTTTTACGAGGCCGCCGGGAAAAGCATGAAGCCCGCCGCGAAGAGCTGGAAAAGCCAGGTTGAGCTGTGGTGGGCGGCCATTATTCACACGATGGGTCGCTATGGAGCTGGCCGCAGCGTTTCGTTCGACGACACCTGCGTGAATGATTGGATTAGGACGGTTGGCGGCTGGCCGTACCTGTGCCAGAAGAGTTACACGGACCTCGGGTTCGCCAAAAGAGCTTTCGCAGATTATTATATTGCGGCCAAAGAAAACGGGTTTACAGAAGGAACCGTACTTTTACGCGGAGAATTTGAAAGCGAAGAACCCCCGGTGAGGGTTCGGCTCGAATCTGCGCAGGATTGTTTACGAATTTCAAACGGGACCCCGGCAAATCTTAACGCAGTTGGATTTTCTCCCCTGGGCGAAGGCAACGAGCAGGCTAAAAAAGAAAGCTCCCCAGAATTGGGCTAATGGCGTAATAAGACTTAAACGGGGAAATGTGCTATAAGAAAGGAAAATATGAAACTTAAAGTAATGGGGTCAGTAAGACTGGTGGGCGACGCGGAAGTCAAGTTTTCAAATACGGGAACCTGTATCTGCAAGTTTGGAGCAAGCGACTACGAGTATAGTCCCAAACAGAAAAAGTGTGTCGGCGACATTTGGAACTTCGTACTGTGGGGCGAGAAGGGCGAGAAATTGGCACCCTATCTCAAAAAATTTGTCAAGGTTTTCCTGGTAGGGAAAATTAAGAAAAACGTGGTTAAGGACAAGACCTACATCGAGGTTACGGTGGAAACCCTGGACTTCATCGAGTCCCCGAAAAAGGAAAAACGGTCTGAGGAAGAAGGGAACGTCGAGGTTCGCGAAGACGAGGGTATAAAAATCGACGACCCTGCAGTAAACGAGGAGGTTGATTTCTGATGAATATAGTTGGCATTGACCCAAGCCCGGAAGACTACGCGGTCGTAATACTTACTCCCGCCGGGAACATCGCCAGGGCGGCGCGGGTAAAAACTACCGAAGACCTTGTTTTTTTTATAGAGGAGCAGGCGCGAGTTTATATAGAGGGCATGACCAGCTACGGGCAGCCGGTGGGGAAAGAAGTTTTTGAAACCTGCTACCAAATCGGGCGCGCTCTCGAAAAGTTCCCTGAGGCCAAAATCGTCTCCAGACTCGCCGTAAAAAAGTTCTTCGGCGTGGAGCGCAAGTCGAAGAATAAAAAAGTACCAATCGCCGACGCGCAGATAAAACGAGCGATGGAAGATATCTTCCCGAAAGAACACTTGAAAGCGCATAAGATTACCAAGGATCTCTGGCAGGCTCTCGCCGTGGCCGTATATGCAAGGGGGGCACAAAATGATTTTGACGGAGACGAAGATCAGCAGGAAGAAAGCTGAAAAAATCCTGGCGTGCAAAAGCGGGCTGGCGAATTTAGAAAAGGCCGGGTTTGGGGAAGAGGCAACCCTTCAAGAGATTTGGACCTGGTTCACCAGCGAAAACTCGTACAGCGCCAACAGCGTGATGGCCTGGTTAATCATTACCCTTCTCGACCCGTCTTCAATAAATAGTCTTACGCTGGCGGTTATCGGGAAACTTGGGATCAGCTCCAAGGTCGCCGAGGCCTCCCAGGCGGTACCAGCAGAGGACCCAATAAAGAAGCACTCCGAACTAAAAAGGTTGGCGAGGAACGCGCTGAGGGACGGTCGCCACGGCCTATTTTGCCGCACAATGGTGGTTTCGGAGATTTATCGGGCGAATTTACAGTATTGGGTTTATCTGGGTAAATTCGGGCACGATTTTGCGTATTACAAAGTGGCGGATAGGCTGCTGCGTTGTTCTATAATGTATGCCTGGCGTTTGGGAAAGGTCGCAGGGAACGAAAACTTCTGGCAAAAATTTAAGCAGGAACTGCGGTACCGTTTCGCGGAAGGCCTGGCCGTCGGGAAGGAATTTGGACGGCGCGGCCTGTACTTCGAGGAAGAATAAAAGAGAAGGCCCCGGAAGGGGCCTTCTTTATTTTACTTTGGACCTAAACTTTTCTACGAGGGCAAGGCTGTCGGGACTCAGGAAGGTTATTTTCTTGGGTTCGGACGAAGTCGGAGCTGGGTTACTCCGTATCGCCGGAGCCTTCAGTTTGATGATTTCCCCGATTTCATCGGTAGAAGCCTTAGGCGCTTGAAGCTGCGTGGCCGCTGTAACTTCGAGGTGTTTTATTTTGTTAAAAATTTCTCGACATTCTTCGGTGAGCTGCGGCAAAATAGGTTTCGTATAGTCGATATCGCCGTTTATTTCCTTCAACCAGGCCAGGCTGGAGCGCATTCCCTGCGCCAGATACCGTTCCATGTCCTTGTCCCACCGCTGCGCGTTCGCCATTACGATGGCCGCCAGCCTCTGGTTTTTGATGTACCGATTTACCACCCATCCGAGCCAGGTCATCACGGTTGAAACGAACACGGCGGCAGCCTGTTCGACGTAACCTTCGGCGCTTACGATGTTCTTGTCAACATACTTATGCGCCTGGTCGTTGATGAGCCTTTCAGCGCACCCGACGATACATACCACATAAAGCGCCAGCACCCCGGCGCTCATAATTCTAAAGATTTTACTTCTCTTCATACTTTTTCCTCCTCAATTTTTGATAGTCGATTTCCTTCGCGGCCAAGGTGTAGCACACGTCGCTTGGAAAAAAAGAAAAGACCTCTTCGGGAAGGCCGTTTGTAACCGTGAACACAACCGGAATTTCAAACCAAAAAAGGTGTATTCGCGATGTATTTACACGTTTCTCGATACACTTTGTAGAACTCTTCTGTGAACCTTGCACAGCTCGAATCTTTCCCCGTGCGATAACGGTTGTACATCTTGGCGAGACCGGCCAAGGAAAGGAGCAACGCTCGGGCAGCGGGATTCGAACCCGCGTCCCCGAGACCCTCGCCCGTTTGGGTCCAAGCCTCGGGAGTGGCCTTCACATCTGTTTCTGTGCCCGACACATAACCCGCCCCCTTGCAACGAGGGCACTCAAACAGCTTCATTTACACTCGGCCATCTATATCCGAGAACGCGCGATGTTTCATACGACGCGATTGAAACTCGGTCTTTTTGATTTCCACCCAGAACCAAGATCCTTGACTTATCGTTTGGGTCCGGGCCGAGGTAGAAGCCCACGTGCCCCTCCCGGCTCTTGGGCGAAGTACGCCAAATTACCGTAATGGCCCCCACAGCCGGTTCTGCTATGCCTTTTCCCCACTTAAGCCAGGAACGGGCGCTCGCCGACCCAGTACCCTTTAATCCGGTCTGGCTTATTACCCAGTTCACAAATGCGCTGCACCAAGGCACTTCGTCATGCTTCGCCTTCAAAAGGGTCGTGGAGTGATACTCCAAAATTCGCGGGTTATCCTTTCCGCCTGTAATTTCTTTGTTCCCGATCTCTTTTTTCGCAATGTCGATCCATAATGGTGCCATAGCACACCTCCCCGGATAATTTTAATACCGATTGTTTGATTTTTCAAACTTTTCGATTTCGTTTTTGTATTTTGCGGGGTGTTTTCCCCTGAGTTCTTCGAGTTCGTAGGGGTCGTAGTCGTACCCGCGATAACGCGCCTCAACAAGGTCAGAAAGGCGGTTCGCCTCGATTGCCAAATTGCGTTCTTCGTTTTTTTCTTCACGGTACTTAGTCTTACGATCTTCCCTTGCGCTCCACCCCCAAAAGCGGGGAAGCGAAATTCCTGTTGTGTAAAGGAGCTGGTCTATTGCCCCCCGCTCTGGGGGGTCGTAATATTTTTGTTTTTCTGTGGTCATTTGGTAAATGGTTCCAAGGCCGTATGCGTTCCAGCTCCATTTCGCCATTTCGCCCCAGGCCCGCGCCCCGCCTTCGAGCCTTGTGGCCTCTGTAAGTATGTCCGATTGCAAAAACCAGTCAAACGGAGTCCTTCCAAGAAAGTAGCACGTCCACGCCTCTCCAATTTTCAACGTCGGAGAAACGCCCGGCGTAAGCGCGTTTGTGGCTGTCACGGCGGAGTTGGTTATTTTTTCGCTGATTGTTTTTCCCACCGTACTGTCCATGAGTTCTTGAAAAATCCCATTCATGGTCTTTACAGATTCTTCGAGCGGAAGTTTGAAATAAAGATACCGCCCCTCGCTTGATTTAATCGGTGTCGGTATCAAGAACGTCCCCTTGCTGGCATACTCTGGAAATTTATTAAACTCCCTCTCCCCATAATAGGCCCGGAAGGCTTCACGCAGTGCCCAGCTCGTGGCAAGGACAATCCCGGTTTTCAAGGAAAATTCGTTGAATATCGACGGCAAGGGGAACCCGGCTTCCCGCGCTTCCTGCGCCTGCATTTGAGCACCCTTATACGTCGCTTTCAACCCGTTTTTTTGCACATTCGCAAAAATCGTGGCTGCTGTTATCCAGGGCGACCAGGCACCCTTTTCTTGCGTGTTCGGAAGCCCGGCCAGGTCCCGGACGACCATCGTGACTTTGAGATTTGCTGCCCTCGTGGCCTTCTTGCGGAGTTCGGCCTCTTCCTTTGGGTTAATTTTCCCGGCGCCTGTGCTTTCGCTTTCAGATTTAAACTTTTCGAAAAATTCTTTTTCCCATTTATCATGATAGCGCGTTTTGTTTCGGTCCATGTACTTTACCACTCCGAGCTTAGTTAAATAATTGTAACTTTCTCCGAGCTGCCGGAACCACTCCAACGCCTCGACCCCAATGTCGAGATACTCGACAACGGCTTTTGCCGTTTCTTCCGACATTGCCCTCCCGAATAAACTGTTCCTTAAATTTTCAACCCTCGACTTGGTTTTTCCCGACTTCATTTTCTCTAAAAGATACGATTCCCCCTCGGAGTCTACCCCGACTCCGGTGGATTCCAGGAAGTTTACTGCGGCCTCAAAATTTCGTTCGGAGTTTTCAGCGACGCGGTCTACCAGGTAATTCACCCGGCGGTCCATCGAAACCCCGCGCCGATATAGTTCATTGTACTCCTCTGGTTGTATGCGGTATCTTGACGCTATATCTTTTATTGTCTGCCCGAGCGGGTTTCCCTCGAAAAATTCTTTCATGGTGTCGCTTTTCTTTTCCAGAAGGTCTATGGTAACTCCGGCCATATCAGAAATTGACCGCCCGGCAGTAGCCCCCGCCCCAGCAATAAACTCTGACGTTCTGGGTAGTGACCCGGGGATTTTGAACCAAGCTTCAACCCAACCCCTCGGTAGGTCGAAACTCCAAAACTTCATGTTGCTGCTGACCCACAGAGTTCTTGCAGTCGAGTTCATTACCGCGTCAGCCGCGCGAAGCATTTCGTTTGAAATTATAGCCAGTCCGGGGTCGTTCTCCACCAGGTCGGCCATATATTTAGAAACCTTGGCGGCCTTACGGCTCCCCTTGTACATATACTCAATTATTCCAAAATTTTTGCCGACGTTTTTCCATTCCTTTTTTTTGAAATCGAAGTCCTTGGAGTAGTCGAGAATTCGAGCCCCGTTGTTTTTGGCGAGAGTCGAGACAATGAGGCGGTTCATGTGGCTACGATTCGCCGCAGCTATGATGGCCCTGCGCTTCATCAATGTCGAGTAAGACAGCGGGGCAGGCATTTTGAAGGTTCCTGATAATCTTTTCACGGTTCCCGACAAAATATTCCCGGCTCCGAATTTATCGTCGAAGTAATCCACGATTAACCAGTGCCCAAAGTATCTGTTGCGTCTAAATTCATCGAGCATTTTATCATCGAAAACTTCCATGGCGTCAACCACATCTACGAAATGAGAAACCCCGACGGCGTGGAACTTCCCGGTAAGTTGCTCCAAATCCCGCTCCGGGTTTTCGATCCCACGTTCCTTCATGCTTTCGTAAAGTTCCGCCAATACGTCTTCAGCGTCTTTTACAGAAAGCGGGCTAATAACTCTTTGATCGAGCATTTTGAACGCCCGGTCGGCGGCGAGGCCCTCTACTTCTTCGAGTTCTTCCGGCGTCAGCTCCCGGTCTCTATACTTCCCACTTTGTAACATTTTCGCGAAAACTTCTTTTGTAAGAACGTGGTACTCTTCCGGGTTCCATTCGTCGGGGGTCATAGAACGCCTTGACAGGATGTTTTTGTTTAATAAATAGCAGTCAAACTCATTCTGAAAAATCCCCTTTTTATCGCGCAATTCGGAAAATCCGGTTTTGAAAGCCTGATCGAGTGCATCCACCTTCGAGCGCACCATTTGGGCGTCTTGAAACGCGAGCAAATCTTCTTCTCTCATATCCCGCTTTACGGCAATCCAGTAATCGTCTGCGCCATAGCGCAAGGTTGTTATAATAGACGGTTTGTACTGCTTTACCGGGTCCTCCGCCAGTTTTGTTCCGAGTATGCTGCCGCCCATCTTGTCAGCGAACGCCCGTTCCGACTCTCCGGCAGCTTTCATAAATTTTTTTAGCTGATTGCGCGGCGCTTTGCCCTCACGGCGCAGCACCACATACTTTGCATACTGCTTCATTTTTTCCAGAGCAGCTGGATTTTTCTGTGTATAATCCCAAAATTTCGCCCATAAAGCTGGGGCGTAACTGCGCAACCAGTTTGGCTTGTTTAGCATGGCCGACGAAAAATCGGCGAACAGTTCGGAGTCAGAGGTAAAGTAGGCCCAATTTTTAAAAAGTTGCTGATCCCCAATACCCCTCCAAGCCCGTGTCACGTTCAAACTTTCGGCCTGAATCCGGTATCTATCCCAGTCTCCCTCTTCCATGCCCTTTTCGCCCACGCGGTTCATCATAAGATCGGCAAAAACTTCAGGAAGCGGGTGGCCGGTTTTTTCCGATATTTCCATGGCCTCCAAGTATGTTTTGGCTGAATTTTTTAACCCGTTCCGCTCCTTTGCTGAAACCCTGCCAAAATCTTCCAGTATACGGTAAAATCCAACAGTTGGGTCGCCGTTCTGTTCCTTCCCGATATAGTGTATCAAGTGGCCAATTTCATGAGCGAGGACTTTGTGCTGCGCTTCTTCTCCAGACAACCCCCTGGCCGCCCTTATAAGCGACCCATCTATATATATAATCGTTTTAGGCTTCCCGCCCTCGTCGGTTTTTTTCGTGACAAGAAACATTCCTTTTGCTTTTTCCGACTTTATAAGTGCCCCAGGTTGCGTTACTTTAAATTCTACCGGAACCCCGTCGCCCTTCCACATGGCGAGTAAATCCTGAGTGTAATATATAGCCTGGTCATGGCCCACAAAAATAGCGTCGGAATAACGCTTCGCGAAGTTTTCTTCAGGTGTAAGGTTTGGGTCGTCTTCGCCCTTCGCCATGCGCTGAAATGGATCGAACGAGCCGCTCTCGTCCTCTATGAAATTCAGCGTGGAGTCTACAAGTTTTGCCAGCCAGCGAGGCCCCTTGAAAGAAACACTCCCGCGCTTTGTGTTCCTGGTGTATGTTCCGTTCTTTTTCGGTCCACGGCCAGAGGGTTTAGTGTTCGCTGCGGTCTTGGATTCCCTTTTTTTCTCGTTAAGGTATGCTTTTACTTTTTTCTGCGTTTCCTTTGGCCACATCATGCTGGTGTAGCCAGATTTATTTTTCTCTTCGTAAAAACCATTGTCCAAAAGAAGTTTCCGCATTGCTTCGTGAACTGGCGGTGGGTTCATCCCCCGTAGCCGGGCCTCTTCTTCGTCTGACTTTAATTGCTCTAAAAAATACTGCGGGCCGTGCGGAGCGCCGCTTATCTTCCCTGCTATCTCTCCTACGCTTTTTTTATCGTTTTCCAAAATTGCCTTGTGAAGTTTGGGAAGATTTTTGAGTCTTTCGGCCCGTGCTATTTCACTTTTTGTCGGGCCGCCATTTTGGGCCTCTGTTTCTACTTTTACCTGCTTATCGTATTCGTCCTGGTTGAAAGGCTCTTCATAGGGTTTTGTTTCATTCTGAAGATTTATTTTTCCCTGGCTTTCGGGTTCTTTTTTTTTTACGATTTCCTTGACCTTTGCAGCCTTTTCTTTCAGGGAAAGAGTTTTGTCCCGTGCAATGTCGGCTGGGGTTATAGGTTCTACTGCTGCTGGAGTTTCAACCGGAGCCGTTACTGTTTCCCTCGGAGCATAAAAGGCTTTCGACCGTTCCTTAACCAGCCGGGCAAGCTCGGCCTTATCCTTGGCTGGTAGTTTCCTGCGAGCCACCTGAGAAAGTGCGGTGGCCATTCCTTTGTACTTGGAAAGGTCTACGGCTTCGCCGTTGTACTCAACTACTGGGTCTATTGCCTGTTCGACCGGGGCCTGTTCCAGAGTCGGAGCTTCAACAGGTTCCGGAGTTTCTGCCCGTATCGGTTCCTGAACGATAGTTTCAGGCTCGTTTTTCGGGGCTTCCGGTTCCTCGTCTTCCACAAACAACCCGTTCATGTCGGTTGTAATCTTCGGCTGGTGCAGTTCGTCGTAAATTTTTTTGTACGCCTTCGCTTGGTCTATTTTACGCTGTTCGAGTTCCGGGGCTTTTTCCAAATAATCCTGGGCGCGCTTGCGGTTCCGGTAATGATCTTCGGCTCCCTCGAAGAGCGCCGTACGCCACAGCGTTTCTTCGACGTCTTTTTCCCTCTGCGCTCTGATTTCTTCTTCCGTCCGCGCGGGGCGTCCTTCGGGTTCGGACGGCGCCCGAAGAGCAGAAAAAGTCTCTTCTAACTCCCTCTGCCGAGATTCCCTTTCGGCTACTGATTTCAAGGCAGAATCGAGTGCGCTTTGTTTTTCAATCCGAGTTCTTTCGACTACATCTCCATAGGCTGGTTTCTCCTGCGGTGGGGCAGCGAAAGTCTCTTCGAGTTCACGCCGGCGGGACTCCCGTTGGGCGATAGGCCCAAGGACGGAATCAAGCTCTGCTTGCTTCCTAAGGCGTGCCCTTTCGGCCATGTCTTCGTACCTCGGTTTTTCCGGCTCTGGAGCGGCGAACACTTCTTCGAGTTCTCTCTGGCGGGACTCTTTTTCAGAAATAGGGCCAAGGGTTTCATTGAGCGCGTTCTGCTTCGCCTGTCTCGCCCTGGCGCTCGCCTCTTCATAACCCACCATTTTATTTATTTCCTGCTGGTTACGGTCGATTTCGGCCTGTGTTTCTTCTATTTCTATCTCTTCTGCCGTGGGCGGGTTGGCGGTGAAGGCCTGCCGAACGTCTTGTTCCCTGGATTCCCTCCGGGCTATTGGTCCAAGGGCCTCGTCAAGTTCCGCATTTCTTTTTTCTCGCTCGAATTGTTTCCGCATTTTTGCGGTATTCTGCTTCATAATTTCAAGTTCGAGTCGGCGAGTTTCAAGCTCGACCCCCTTGATTTCTTCTTCAAGTTTTGCCATTTCGTCTTCGGGCGCGGGAGCCTGCGGAACGGGTGCGGCTGGTTGTTCTGGCGGCTGCGCCGCTGGCATTTCTGGCACCGAGGTAGGGACTTCCGGCGGAGCCTCGTAACCGGCCTTGCCGAGAAAATCGTCCTGGTTTTCCGGCGGAACTTCATACGGTTCGCCCTCTATCTTTTGGTCTATTCTACTGCGTAACCCTGCCCCCGCTCTGGCTCCGCCGTGTAGAACGGCGGCCATCGGCCCCGAAACCAAAGCTGTGGTAGCTATTTCCGTTCCTGGGTCCTTATGCACGACATCTTTCGACTGCGCCCCGGCCAGTCGCATACCATATTCTGCCCCCACGTTTGAAACTGAGTCGAGGGTTTCCTGAACGGCCTCGGACCCGTACTTCGCTCCGGCAGCCTTCAGCAGTCCCATCCCCTGCGGAGATTCTTTTAGCCAGCGCACGGCGTTCGAATCGAGCTTCCCCATCGGTAGATAGTTTGTTAAAAAACTTGAAACCGCAGCCATGATTCCCGCCGCATTTGAGGCCGTTTCGGAATATCCTGCGTCTTTGAAAGACCTGCGTTCCTGCTCGCCTGCAGGCAGCGACATTAAACCGCCAGCCACAGCGGGGGCCTTTAAGAACGCTCCCCCGGCGAGCGACAGAGCCTGTGGAGCCATAGAAGAAGCTATATTCATCGCGCCGCGCTTCATCGTTCTTTGCGATGGAACATTCGATTCCGAAAGTATCTGTTGCGCCTGGTCGGCCTGCTCGGCTGCATAACCCCGCAAACTTTCTTGAATGGCCTTCGATTTCTGGTCCATTTGGGCCGTTGCCTCATCTGACACGAGAGCCATTGCGGGGTTAATATCACGCCCTATCTGCGCCGCAGAAATTAGTCCCGCAGCGGTATCGGCGGCGTAACCCTTTACCGAAGGAACGACAGCCTTCGCGGTTGAAAGAATACCCCGGTCCTCTTTGAGGTCCGGCCAGCGGGAGGCGGTGTCGTAAACCTCGTCGAACCGCTTTTCGGACTTGTACTGATACATGGTGTCGATGACTTGCTGTTTTTGGTAGTTTAGTTCTGGGAAATTTGCGAGTAACTCTTCAGCAGCAGCGGCCTGATCTTCTTGCCCAGAGTCGAACATACCCCTGATTTTTTCCTGCGTTTGTTCAAAAGTCAGCCCCGAAAAGCCCGCTATTGGTAGTCCCATTATTCGCCCCAACCTTTCATCAAAAAGTCAAAAACAGGTCGCATGGCTCCAGAGGCCGACATTTTCGTTCCAGCCACAACTTTCTCCAGCGGCTCCGCTTTCTTCCTATTTTTCCCGTAATCGAACATCCCCTCTTTTGAAGATGGAGCGACCGAGAACGGGTTTAAGGCCTTCTTTTCTTCCGTTTTCGGGAAGGCGGTTTCGAAGACCACCTGCGCGGGAATCTGCGTGTTGACCCCCATAGTTTTAGCCTGCGCCTCTTGCGCCGCTACGATTTGCATTGCCATTTTAACCTCGGGGTCGTTTTTCACCGCGTTGTCCGCGAAATTCTGCTCGGCCTTGAGATTATATCTTGCTATTTCCTCCGGCTCCGTAAATTCAGCCGGAGCGGGCGGTATCAACCCGGCTCTTCTATACTGTAAAATATTTTTTGCAATCTCGCCTTTTTTCGCAGAGGCGACCTTCCCCAAGTTATTCACGGAATCCATATACGAATCGGCGATTTTTTTCTGCTGGTCAACCGTCAAGCCGGGCGCCTTTTGCTTTTTTGGTTTTTTCGACTCTTCTACCCAGTATTCGGCTGTCTTGGCGGCCCTTTCTTTAAGTCCGTATTCTTTTTCGTCTTGCTTGCGCTGGTATTCTTCCTTCTCCGCGTTGCGCTTGTCCAGCGCGACGGTTCTGGCCATGTCTGCATTATTTTTTGAAACTTCCAGGCCATAGCGCCTGTCAGCGTCATTCATTGTAAATTCGGTTCTCGCCTGTTCAAGAGCTTTCCCTGTCGGGAAGTAATCGGCCTCCATTTCACCCATGCGATTGTTGATTCTCGCCCCGGCGATCTTTTCCTGCTCCATCGGGTCGACACTCTTGGCGGAGAGATCCATCTGAAGTTTATCCTGGTAGTCCGTTTTGTCTCTGGACCTCTTCGCTCGGTCGCTCCAGTCTTTGAACTTGTTATCCTGGTTGGCGGCGTTGATGTTGTTCTGCTGCTGCAAGAAGTTCCCAAGCGCCACAGCCCACAGAGAGGAACTGCTCGGAGTCCCTTTGAACTCGTAGTTCGTGGGCAGCGCAGACAATTTCGGCATATTTTCCAGACCTTCGTTAAAGTCGGTTTTGGGCAGCTTATAGGCACTCTGCGGATTAAGCGCGTAGGGTTGCGCGTCCGCCGAAATATCTTTCCCTAACTTTTGCTTGTAATATTCAACCCTCTGCGAAAGGTCTATCGGAGAACCATCTGAACCCGTAGGGCTTGGCTGCGCCGGTTCCTTCGAGGGGGCCTTGAGCGGATCGCCCGCTCCGCCCCAGGCTTTCGGATTAAGGGAAACCCCTGGCTGTTTGTTTGGGTCAATGTACTGCCCGGTCTGAAGAAAATCGAGAATAGAGGCGGCCCAAGGGTTCACCCCACCGGCCATGTAATTATTAAAGTTCGGCATTAGAAACCGCCCCCTTTGATCAAGTTACCGACCCCGGCGAGAATGTTGCCCCAATTTGTGTTATTTTGCGAAGCGGTAGCGTTGTTCTGCGCATATTGCGCCAACCCGATATTGGCGGCGGTGTTCATGGCTGGATTTTGCCCGGTAAATAACGTCTGCGGCATTTGCTGCTGTTGCAAGTATCTGTTGTTCCGCTTGTCCCATTCGTTTTGTAACGACTGCATATTAAATATTGTACGATTTTCTTTGTTTTTATTCAAGTTCCCGATACTGTCCATTATTCCCATCGGGGCGGCCAGTCTCGCCGTACCAAGTCCGGCGTAGGCTCCAGCCATATCCTTGTAAAGATTTCCGAAGTCAATTTCTGCTGCCGCTGCGCCTTTCCCGGCGTCGAGTCTTCGATTATTGACGTTTGCGTTGGCTGTAACAAAATTACTTATGGCGTCCCGGATCTGCGCTTGTTTCATTTCCTCCGCTGTGGCTCCGGCTTTGTGCGACAGGTCGGTGAGAAGGGCCTCCTGCTCGCGCTGCATGGGGGCTGACACGTCGTTAACGATGGTGGAAGTGTTTAGTCCCCTCGACGCCAGGTCAGAAAGAGCCGTTTCCTTGTTCCGCGCAAAATCCCTGCGAAGGGGATCGGCCATCCCCTCATAAAGATCGGTGCGGTACTGGCCATTTTGATCAAAATTGATACGTTCTTTGAGCTTATCGAAAAGCGTAGTCTCATCAGCGGTCTGCGCTCCGGCAGCCAGAATGTCCGGGGCGTAATTTTTCGCCTTCCCCATCTGGGTTGAAATGTCTGCCATGCTCTTGTCTATTGCGCGATATGCCGAATTGTCTTTTAGAAGATTGAGCTGAATTTGCTTGAAAAGCTCTTCCTCTTCGGGGTTTGAAAGGACAAGTTGCCCGCCATAATCCCCTGCCGTGTTGGGTTTTGTCCAGTCGGGGTTGTTATAAATTTCTTCATTCGGGTCGGAGTAAACGCCCGTTCCGCCCTCATTCGCACCGGGGGTTTGGCTTTGCACATCCGCCGTGGCTTGATCCTGGATGTCTTTTATTTCCTGAGTCGTGTTTGTGTAATAGTCGCTCCATCCTGTTTCGTCGTCGTGGAGCTGCGTAACAGAGGCGTCCTGGTTGCCGGCATATCCGCCTTGTGTCTGGCCTGGCAAAATCTGCGTTTCTATCTGCGGACGGTTCGCGGCGGCCACTTGAGTCATTCCATTATTTTTCGGGTCGTACATATACCCGTTGGCCTGATTGTACCAGGTTCCGCTCGAAGTCTGCACCCATCCATCGGCCTTAAGATTCTCGATGTCAAGCGGCGTCTGTGGATTAAGAACACCCCCGTTGGCGAGGGTTTGCTGCGCGTTCGCACCTGGTTCAAGGTTACTATATGACCCTGTTATAGGATCGTAGGGATTTCGAGGAGTGGCGCTCGCACCCTGTGTAGACCCAGCCGTGCCCTGCTCTGGAGCGGAGGAACCCACCTTTTTATACGCGGCGGCGAGACGCTGCGGGTCGATCTTTTTCCCGTACGCCCCCCACTTCTGATTGTATGTATTTACCATTAGATCGAGGTCTTCTTTTGTCTCCGCCCTGTCGATGGAAGTTGCTATAAATGGTTCTTCCCCTATATCCAACGGGTACATGGCTGGGTCAAAGTGCGGCGCCCTTGAACTCGGGCCTGCCTGTCCGCGATGATCGCCCTCTTTGTAAACATACGGAGTGTATTCATCCTGCCCCCCGGTTTTTTGGGGCGTGGCGCTTACTCCTGCCTTCTTTTTCAATACTTCAAGCGCCGTTTCGTTCGGGGCCACGGCCTCGGCGAAATACTCATCGGCTTCTTGCGGGGTCATGCCCTCTTTTTCTACAAGGTATTTTTTCATCACCGCAAAATCGTTTTGCTGCTGGCCCTGCTGGCTCTGAACCACATCACTCGCGTCCGGTTTTTCGGACCAATTCGACTTGAGTTTTGTTAAAACGTCGTCCGAAGAACCACCCGATCCGGCGGCCAGGCCAGGGCCTTTAGACGGTTCCGGCGCGTTCGTTACTCTGCCGCTCGCTTCTTGAAGCGATTTCCCAATTTGGTACGAAGCGCTCTGCAAAAGATTGTCAGAATTAGCCGACTGCGCGTAAGGAAGTATTTCTTTTTCATACTGTTTTCTATAATTTCCCAATTCCTCAGGCGTTTTCGCCGCGCGAATCCCCGCCTCAATTTCCTTTGCCCGGTCTCTGGTGTATTGTACGCCGCCCAATTTGGAAAGAGCCGGGGCTATTATATCATCCTGGAACTTTGTCTTCCACGCGTCGTACTGGTCTTGCCGGAATGGAAGGTTTTTAAGGGCCTCAGGGTCGTCACCCGCCGCTTGGTGCATTTTTTCGGCGCTGTCAAGTATTTTCCCTGAGGCCGCTTTCTTTTCTTCGTAGGTTTTCGCCGCAGCGAATTTTGTGAGAGCAGCGTTATAATTTTTGCGCTCATCGGCAAGAGAAATTTTAAGTGAGGGGTTTTCCGTAGCAACGAAAGAGTTTTGCCCAATATTGCTGTTTTTGAGGAAATGAGTCGCGTAATCCATGGCGTCCGCTTCGAGGTTTCTAACATTCCGCTGTTCTTCCTCGGAAAGATCCGAAAATGAATATGGTTTTTTGCTGTATTTCTCGACTACGGCGTTTGCTTCCTCAAGTGTTTTTGCCTTCGCAATATCGTTTTTGAACTGAGCGTAATGTGTCTTCATTTCGTTTGCCCGGTCCTGCTGATATTGCGATTGGTGCATTGAATCTATATTCCCGATGATGGCTGCGAAATCGGCTTCATTCTTGTACGGCATACGATTGTGAGGGTCCTGCGTCGGATGGAGTTGTTTCTGTTTGAACATTTCGGTGTAAATGGCGGCCCGCTCGTCCCCGTACTTTTTTCTTTCGGCGTAGGTTGCTGCGCTCGAATATTTTTTGGAGGCGTCTTGATATTTTTTCCACATTCCCTCCATATCTATTTTTTCCTCCGCAAACTGAACGGGTTGCTGAACGGGGGGGCCGGGGTCCACCACGGATGTCGTTGCGAAATGGCCCCCGTCCATATTCTGCGTGGTAGTTCCGCCGTCGGCGTTGGGCGTATGTATCGGGTCGGGAACTATATGAGTCCCGAAAGTGTATGTCCCGGGTCCGGTGCTGCCGGTGTACTGTCCGGGTGAAGTTGGATATCCCCCAGTATTGGAAGTTTGACCCCCGGAATCCCCCGGCTGGCTATTCGAGCCGCCGCCCGGGGAAAAGGCCCCGGCGAAGTCTCCCACCTTGTAACCGGATGGTTTTTTGTGTAGATCCCCTTTGAGATATGACTGATATTTTTGTTTTTGTTTGTCCCAGCTCGCCTGCTGCGCCGGAAGCTGCGCCTCGTACTTCGCCGTTTCCTCGACGCTCTTTTTCAGCATATTTTCTAAATACGGTATCGCGGCAAGCTGAATTTGGGTCAAGTAATCGTTCGCGTCAGGGGCCGTGTATTCAACCTTTTTATTTTTTGGCGTTTTTAAAAAACCCATTTTATTCCCTCCCGAATCCTGTAATCGTAAAAAGTGAAACTTCTAAGGTGTCAGCCGCAGCAGAGTCGAGTGAAACCTCACAGGTTCCATCGAAAGTCTCCACGGCTGCCAGGTAATTGCTCCCCTGGGTGTTAAGTGTTCCAAGAACTACACTCGTCGTACCGCAGGGGAACTCCACTTCGAGAGTTGTAGCCCCGTTCGGGATCGTAAATCGCTTCAAATACATTGAATCAAAATTGTATTTGATTTTCAAGGTGTTAAAATCATTCGCCTCTGGAATGATCGGTTGAAAGGCAAAACTGACCGCGCAGGAAAGCCACAGAACGACGATTAGGTATTTAGCCATCTCTTACCTCAGCGTATTGTTCAAAGTATTGCCCACGTGGCGGTAATAGATTCTGAAGCCTTTTAAGGCAAATGGCATTTTCATACCAGCGCCAGTAATATATAACTCGAAGCTCACGGACCGCACCGGGACCGAAAGCCTTAAATTCCAGACATCTGTTTGTTCAACCCAATTACCCCAGTAGTACCCTCTCTTTGCCCCCGTTATTGTCTTTTCGGCGTAGTAATAGTGTGGGTAAAGAGAATCATTACGATGAATTGTAGTTCCGTCGTGAAGCACAACGGTTTCAGCGGTGTCAATATATTCAAAGTTTATTCTTATTTTTGCGGTTATATCCGCCTGAAGTCTTGAGTCCACCTCTACTCTGGTTATTTCTTTAAAATTAGACAGGTTGGAGTCAAGCGAAAAAAAGCTGCTGATATATTGGATCGGTTTAGCTATTGAATTTTCTTTTAAACCAAAAGTATAAAATGAACCGTCCGTTACGGTATCGCCTTCCGTAGTAATATCATCCGGGTTCCAATCTTTAAAATTTGGAATGCTCATCCATATTTTATTCCCTTGAGTGTCATCATATCTAAGCATTACACTATTCCAAAATAATTCGTAATCAATATAATACCAATATTTTCCCTGCAAATCCCAAACCATATTTCCAACGTATAGTTTTCCATCATTCTCAATATGAGTGAAGCTTTTTTGAGACTTTGAGGCTATTTCCTGAAAACTCGAACCCGAGACGACAAAAACAGTTCCGAACTCATCCCTTATAACGGCGGAACCGTTGTATTCGCAAGCCGTTTTTGGATTTTTATAAGTTATATTTGTTGAATCGTGTGTAATATTTCCGTCGAAATTTCCCTGCATAGTTTCATAAAGAGTCCAAGAAAGAGGGGAACCAGCCCCAGTTAAATAAAAAACCTTGGTTTTTGTTACTATATAAAGGGAAGATGGAGAGGTTACGAGAGAAACAATTTCCAGTCCGCCAGGACATTTTATAACCCCGCCCTTGTTTTCCCCTACGGTAAAATCCAAATTATCCGTGCTTGAAGAATAATAAATTCTATAATCTTTAAACGTCTCGTCCCAGTAGGAAACGAACAACCTATTGTTCCACATTTTGGCAGAAGTGGAGAAATTTTTGAGCGACGCAAAATCTGCGTTTGTTGAAAAAGGGACCGTAACCTCGGAAGTAGTATTGGTAGAACTTACCTTTATTACTTTTCTCGGGGTAAACAATACGGTGTAATTGCTTCCACCGATTGTGTAGGGAAAAGATTCGATATATGTAGTTTTTCTATTCGTGGGAATACAATCAATTTTTACCCCCGTTCCTTGGATTAAATCAATTTCGTCGGTGTTTCTACCCAGGGGGTTCCACAGAGCAAAAGTGTTACCGTTGCACGTTGTAATATCGTAAATGATATTTGGGTAGCGGTTTAAATAAATGCTTACTTCTGAAGAAATCATCTTCCCGCACATGGTGGCAGAGATCCATTCGGTTTCATTTTTTACCAAATTATTCATCGTTCTGGCATACGAAGTATCTGTGGTCGTGAGCGCCGTTGATTGTCCAAGTATCTTATCCCCCGTTACCGAAAAAACCTGAAGGCCGGAATCATCGACACCGGCCAAACAGGAAAATGACACGTATAGGAGGGCAAGGACAACAAGTATTTTCATTTCGCGTTCACCTTTTCGACCACGTTTGTATTTGTCAGCCCGTTCTGAATCAGCGATACAAAATTCATGAACATTTTTTCGACTGCTGCGGCGCGGTTGATCTGGTTATCCTGCATGAGAACTTGGTACAAGGCCGCCAGCAGTAGCGGCTGATCGTATTGAGTCATTGTGCAAACTTCGGTCGTATCTGTCGCCAGCGTAGTAGCCATCGACTGGTAAATTAAATTTATTTCCTGCGTGGTGTTCGTAGGAGTAGGGAAAACATAGACCTTCGAGGCCATGATAAAAAACATGGGATCTTTCTTCAGCGTGGCTTGGTCTTTCTTGGCAAAAAATTCGTCAGGCTTAATCTGGATCGCAGGCTTCCCGGCGTACCGCAGGCTCGCTACCTTTCGGAAGTCCGCCGGAAGGGAGTAATTTGTCGTCCCTATTACCACCGAAATCGTACCCTGTTTAAGACAGTTCCAGTTTGCGGAGTGCGGAAGTGTATCAAGCAACACGTTCTGAGCTTGGTAAATCGCGTCGCCGAGAAGAGCGTCGGGGTAAATGGTGTTCGTGCTGTCCGTCTGGTATAAAAGAACGCGTAGCTTGGCCCGCAGCACCGTCAAGGTGCTGTTCGCAGCCAGCGCAGAAAAGCATACTGACGCCAGAACCAGGACGACAATTAATCTTCGCATGATTTACCTTCCCCTCAGCTCGTCGAGAATTTCGTTTAGTTTTTCATCGTGTTTTTCCAGCATTTTTTCAACACGATTATGAAGCGAAGAACAGTCCGGGCGTGGCATATACGGAGGATTTGTTCTAAAATTGAACCAGTCCCGGGCAAAAAACGACATCATTCCAAGGTTTATGGCTACAATTACACCGATAATTATATTGAAAACATGCTGCGAATCCATGGCTATACCCCGATTTTTGTAGAAATCTGGTCTATTTTTTCTTCGAGTCTCGCCAGGCGGTCTTCGGAAGCCCCCGACGGTTCCGGTATTGCCGCTATTTCTTCTGCGGTCATATCTACCCCGCCGTTCCTGTCGCGCCACGAATTAATTGCGGCCTCCTCACCGAACACCATCACGGCGTGGTACTCCGGTGCTACGGTGTGTTTGCAAAAAAAATTCAGTCCCGAAACTTTTTTGTCGTCTGCGGTTATATTCAAATTAAAATACGAAACCTTGATTGTTTTATTCATTGTTTCCGACCGCTCCTTCTAATTTTGGTACGTCATTATCGAGTTCACCGAGTTCCAGAGCGTCGAGTTGACGCAGTACCGAACACGGCAGGCCCTTCTTTACTTCATCGAGTTTCCCGTGTTCCTTGCACAGGCGTATTCCGTTGCAGGCGTGTGAAATAATATTGAACCGCTCTGCTGGTCCAGCCCCCGGTCCCATTGTCAAAGCCTCGATAATCCAGCGTTTCGTAAAACTGACCATCTGATGTTCTCCACAGTCGGTCGTTGAATAGGCCATGCTTTTCGCTTCCCTCTTCTTGATTTCATTCCATATCTCGATTTCTCTCATGCGGTCAGCGGCTATCCGGCGCATATCCTCCGCATTGTATTCCAGTTCATCGATATCTATTTGAAGCATATCCTTCTGGAGTATATCGTTTGCGGCAGCCTGGTTCCTCTTCGCCATGGATAGGTTAAGTCTGTTCCTGCGATACGAAAAGCTCAACCGAACAAGCTCTGTGGCCATGACATACTGCTCTTTCGCCGCCTGCCAGAATTTAGCGTCGGGGGTGAAGTGTTTCATGTCATTCAACACAGAAGCCTCTATCTGCATTTTCGTGCGGAAAACCTGCGAATGGTCGAAAGAGTGTTTCATGTCATCGAGAATTTCTTTCGTCGCCTTCGCCTTATCTCCGAGTAGTTCTTTTTCCTGAAAAATAATTTCAAAGTCCAATCCCATCATCTCCTATGCCCTATCTAATTTATAACACGCCGTATAAGGGGAACCTTCGCTCAACATTCCGCCATAAATTCCAGACGTGGCCGTTCCGCAACCGAAACCTCGGTCAGAAAGTGTTCCGGGCGTAGCTTCCTCGTCGTCGGACCATGATTTCGAAGACCCGTTATATATCGCGGTGGTTCCGCCCGACGCGCTGCCGGCAAATACCACAAATCCTCCGGCGGTAGAGGCCGCCGCAGATCCGCCACTCTGCAAAGAAACCGCCGAGCCGTATGGAAGATTAGAAACGTCCGTGGTCCAAGCGGAGCCGTCGAATCTTTCACAGGTGTTTGTTCCGGCGGCAGAGGCCACCCAGCCTCCAGCGGCTACGCAGTCGCCTGGAGTACCGAAAAGAGCGAGTCCGGCTCTCGCTGTGTTGAGAGTGTCTGCCGAGGAAGTCCAGGCCGAACCGTCGTAATTATTACAGGAGGTAGAAACTCCGGCCCCGTCGGCGTAAGCGTTTGTGGTACAACCTCCAGCGGTCATGGCGTCGTTTTGAGTTCCAACGGCAGCACCACAAACAAGTACGTTTGGATAATTCCCGCCAGCCGCAACGGTTCCGCTTGAAGACTCCTGCGTGGCTGTAAGATTGTTATACCCCGTGCAATGCGCACCAGCGGCATGAGTCCCGAACCCGTGCCCAAGATAAGAAGCGGAGGACAGGTCGTCCTGACCGGACGTGGCCCAAGCGGTCCCGTTATAATATTCGTGTTCAGCCGTTATGGCTGAACCAGTATGCCCACCCGTACAATCGCAGGCTGAAGAGGTGCCGAACCCGGCGGATCCAAATCGACCAACATCAAGCGGGTCTATTGTTGTCCATGCGCTTACAATAACAGAAGTCCACCAAGACTTCCACGCCCCGCCGATATTTACGCTTCCGGTGTCTATCGCCTTCCACTCCCCGCCGATATTGGCCGAAACGGCAGATATCGCCTTCCACGCCCCGCCGATATTTACGCTTCCGCTCATAACATCTCCTTACGCCGTGTATTGAATCCAAAGGCAACCATTTTCATAATCGCCCGGGCTGGAGGCCGCGCTCGTAGAAAGCACGACATTATGAAGCTGCGCGGTAGAATACAGAGTGTTCCCCGCTGATGTCACTTTGGCCGTGTTGTTCGCCGAGTTAAATTTTATGACCTCGGTTCCGGCCAGGTTTTCTATTTTGTCCACCATTGGGCCTGTAAGCGTAGCGCTTACTATCGTCGGGCCGTCAAGTTTATTCAATGACCGCTCTGCCATGGTTGCCCTCCCTTTTTTATGGTACCAAAATCCAGTCGAACGTGCATGACGTAGTCGAACCGGAACAGTAAACGTGAAAGTGATCTGCCGCTTTATCGGCTACCCAAACCTCGCCGAGATTTCCCGCTGGATCAGCTGTGCAGGTTATCGAAACCTTGTAGGTGGAAGCTCCGAGGGTCGCACCTATACTGCACGATACCCCGGTAGATGAGTTAAAAGTTCCGGTTCCAGAATATACCGTAGACCCGGCGGAAGCAGCTATTTCAAAAGTATCTCCACTTCTGGTGATGGTTACATTGCTACCCTGCTTGAGAGATATGTTCGGACCGTCGGAATATGCACCGTCCGTGTTAGCGTAAACCCTGGCTATGGTTCCAGTCGCCGACGAGGCGACGGTTACTTCTCTTGTGTCTGAACCAGGAGTTACGGTGATCCCGTCTCCGGCAATTAACTTGTTAAGATAGAGCTTCCCGCTTTTTGTGATAAAGTCGGAGGTGTCGCCAGTAGAAGCTATTGTAACCTCCCTGCTGTCTGTACCTGGCGTTACGGAAACCCCCGAACCCGCGATTACTTTTATGATGTATTCTTTCCCGCTCTTGGTTACCGTGTCAGAAGTATCGGCGGAGACGGTTACTTCCCGCGAATCAGCTCCAGGCGTCAAGGTTATACCCGGACCGGCCACAAGTTTATTGATATATGCTTTAACACTTTGTAAAACAAAATCGCCCGTGTCAACGGTAGAGGAGACCGTCACTTCTCTGGTGTCCGCCCCCGTAACTACCGTCACATTTGAACCCGCTATGATCTTGTTTATATACGCGTTTCCAACAATCGAGTCCGCCGTCGTGGAAGAGCCAGCCGTTGAAGCCGTTGCCGCCGTCCCAGCAGTTGGTGCATACAGCGCAACCGAAACAGTTCCAATAATTTGTTCTGTAAACGTGTTCGCTCCGGTCCATGAAGAATCCGCCCCTTTCAGAGTCGAGATCCTGGCTTCGAGCGTAGCGTCGCTGTTGTGCTTTGTGTAGTAATCTCCGAGCGCCACGGTTACCGTTCCAGAAACCCAGTCCTTCGTGGCAATGTAGGTTTCAATGCTGTCGAGGTGGAACTGTACTGTCTGCCCATCGGAATTATAGATGTTCTCCGACTCGTGCATTACGCCAGTCGTAAAATTATGGACAACGTAAGTAGCTCCGACAAGAAGCGCCGCAGTCGTCATCAGTAATACAAGTAGTGCCATTTTCTTCATGCTATCACCAGCCACGAGAATTTCCCGGTATGCGTACCTGAATTGTAAACGACAAAAATCTCGTCAGAACGCCTGGTGCAATAAACTTCGCCCATATTTCCGGCGGGATCATCCGTAATCGGTTGAATGAAAATCTTGTATGTAGCGGCGTCAGGCATAGTGGCTCCTATTGTTACCTGGGTTGATGAACCCGCACCGGCAAAATTATCCTCCCCGGAGTATATGGTTGTTCCGCTCGCAGCATTTATCGTTACGGCTCCGGTGCCGCCCGCCGGGGTAATCGTTATGTTCGTGCCTGCTACAATGTTTGAAACCCCAGACGGAATAGCCAAAGGAGAGTTGTTGACTCTGCCGAACGCCAAAATCGTCAAGGTTCCGGTATAAGCGTTCTGTACCCTGATGTCGATGTACTCGCTCGCGGCTCCAACCGGGGTCACGGAAATATCAATGTCGCTTCCGCCGTCCTTAGACGACCCGTTCGAAATTAAACTCACAGACGGGGTCATCGTGCCGTAATGGTTTATTCTGACCCAGCACTCTGCCTCCGCTATTGGGGCGGACGTTCTTCGTGCAATTATTTGCAGGTCGTAATTCGAATTGAGAGCGCCTGTATAGCGATAAGTCATATCAGCGCCAGTCGCGGTGACCGAAATGCGCTCATAAAGGACGTTTCCCATATATTCTACTGATGACGGGCCTACTGACCATATCTCATCGCCCGTCGTATCATCAAAAAATGTAAGGTCCCCCTCGTCAACCGTCATGCACGGGTAAGAATTATCATAGTTGTAAACTCCGAAAAAATCCTTGTAATAAAGTCTGTTTACTATCGGTTCGTGATTGATGGTCGGTAGATTCATAAAGGTTTCGAAATCGGAGTAGGCGCTTCTTATACGCCCCTGGTCGTTCGAAAATTCTAACTGGTGCCGCAGTTCCCGCGCTTTGCTTTTGGCTTCCGCTCGTAGGGCCGCCGCTAATTGAACAGCGTTAGTTTTGCTTGGATCGTACATCCCAAACATTACCATAAGCCTCGCTATTACCATATCGCAAAGGAACATATGGTAATCTTCTGGTATAAATGCAATTTCATCGGTCGGTTCTACCAGGTCGTCGAGTTGCATTTGGCAGTACAGGGTAATTGTGTCTCCGGTCGTGCTTGGGGCCGGGTAAAGCATCAGTTTGTCTTGCTTGTACCTGGTGCAGTAAAACCCCGTTTCGCTGTCCGACTCTGTACCCTTGGCCCAGGCAAGTTCGTCCGGGGCTTCGATCAGCGTCAGCTTCCAAATATCCACCCCCTGGTTATAAAAAATAAAATTGACTCTTTTGCACCCCGCCGGAAGGGAGTATTCTGAAATAGATTCCGTCAGGGCGATGGTACTTTCTTCGATCCGGGCGAGAGCCTCCGCCCCGAAGTCTTTGTAAACAGCGTTAAATTCTCTCTCTTTCTGTCCGGCGGGCAGGGAAAAGCTCTTCCCCTCGCTCATTTTATTAAGCGAGATCGCCCCCTGAATCCAGTTGTCGATGTATTGAAGAGCCTCCCCGAAGTTCATAGTAACCTACTTTGTAGAAACGGTTACTGAGTATGGTTTGCAAGAAAGGTTGTAGAACGTCTCCGTTATTCCAACGTCCCCAAGATCGGTTGTTCCAAGGGTGAAGTCGGACCCGGACGTATTCACGATTTTAAGCCCGCCGTAAACTACATTGTTTTCCCCGTACGAGATTGTAGCGAGCGTGTCTATGTTAGCCCTGCCCTTGTAGACTTCAGTTGTGTCATTGTCGCCATCGTAGGTTATCAAATAATAACAGGTACTCCCGGTCGGAACAGCCTCAGCCGGAGTCGCAGCAAGAGCTACATCGAAGGTTCCGATTGTCTCAAACTTCGCGCCAGATGTAATCTGCACCGCCGTGGTTATCTGTATTTCTCCGGTGTCGGTTCCCTCTGCAAGCCCGCCAGAATTGAAAGCCCTCTGAAGCCCGGAGTCCCCGACCTCGTATAGAACTTTCACCAGGTCCCCCTGGCGTACGCCGTTCGGAGTAATGTCCGCAGCGATAGCCTGGAAGGAAATTGCGACGGTTAAAAGAAATGCGATTATGTATTTCACGAAATTCCCACCTTTCGTAGAAGGGGCCAGCCCGAAGGCCGGCCCCTGGTGACGCTTCGCCTTAAGAGCGAGGTATGTTCAGGACTTTGTAGTCGGCGCTTACATAGAAGGCCGCCGTCGATCCTGCGCTTGTGAATGTTCCAACCACGGTTCCGCCTGCGGAAAAATATTTTCCGCCAGCTGCGAAAAGTGTTGCTTCAGTAGCTGGGTCAGACCCGCCGTGAGTTCCTGCCGCCGCGTTGAGATCGACCGAAGCGTTAAACAGGTTAGCGGTAGTCCCGTCCCCCACGTTGAGTGTAAGAGCTGCACCCTCCGGGGTTTTCATGAGGTGGTCAACTTTGGTTACGATTGCGTGGGCCGGTATTTTGAGAAACTCGACCGTTCCACCAGCCGTTACCGCATTTTCTGCCAAGTCTATTAGGTTTTCGGCGGATATTATTTCGCCTTTTACCCTTTCCCTCGTTGAGCATTTATCGGTAAAGAAAGTATCTGCTGCCATATTATTTCACCCTTTCTTTAGTCGGACACCGCTGTGCGGGCCATGAGTATCTGAGCGCAAGCCCAGTCTTTGCTGTCGAAGGTTGTCCTCTTTACGCCACGAATAATCCTGGCGCAATAGCCGGTTATTTCGTCGTAGTCCCTGGTTTCCATCTTGATTTCTTCCCTTTTTCCGTCAGCCTTGACGAGGGCATTCTGCCCGAGGAGCAGGGCCTTGACATACGGGACGTTCCCGCCAACTCCACCCTTTTTGGAAATGAAGCAACGATCCGATTCGTGTATTACAACGCCGTCGATGATTGCGATTGACCCCTCGAATAACGGGTTTTCCGGTCCGCGCCTCTCGGCCTCTCTCAAATACTGCTCGTACTGAGAGTTCTGCTTGAGATCGAAGAGAGCATCCGGGTGCGTGAGCAGAACCATGTGGGGCTTGCCCTTGATCATGATTGGCTTGAACGGCTCCTGTGTCCTATTCCACCCTGTAAGAGCGCCAGTCTTGATGTAGCTTATGGCCTTCGGCGTCAGCAGCATGGTTGCTGTGAGGCCGGAAGGAATGGCGCCGGTTGTGGTAGGAACGCTTGCTGGTTCGTTGATCAGGAAAATTTTCGAGGGCGTTCCCTTGTATAGTTCAGTGAAGTACCACTGGTCAAGCATTCCAGCGAATGCCTCCTTGAGCGCCCTTTCAGACTCATCGCTGATTTCGAAAACGACTCTCTGTTCGGATAGGCCGCCCTCGTAAGCTACTGCCATCCTGCGCCTTTTGAGTTCGACGGAATCGGTGAAACTGTCGAGTGACTGCTCGTTGCCAGTCATCGTCTGCCCCTCTTCCTTGTAGTCTTCCTCGTTGAGCTTCTTGGTGAGGACGAAGGTTATCTTGTCGCCCTTGTCGTTCTTGAGTTTGTCCTTCGCAAATATTATCGAAGAGCCGTCTTTGGACTCAAATTTGTTGAAGTAGGTCATCTTCTGGGTTTCTCTCATTACTTTTTCGTCCCAGTGTTTCTTGACCTCTGCGTCAGTTGTCGCGTAAACTTTAATCGCCATTTTATCTCACTCCTTGTTTTTTAATCTGTTAGGCACCCGGACGCCTTTAAAAAGGCTTCTATCTCCGCGTCGCTCTTCTGATAGAGCGCCTTGTTCGGAGGGGCTACTCCAGCAGCAGAATTTCCCTGGGGGGAACCGGACGCCTTAATTTTCTGCGCATTGATAATAGCTTCCGTTACTTCGATCCCCCTGCTTTTAAGCATGGACTCCAATTCGGCGTTGCGCTGTTTAAGCGCCCGGTTTTCCTTATTGAGCCTGGCCCTTTGGTTAAGCAGAAGGAGACCACCAGTTGGTATTTTCGGCAGGTTGTCGACAATGTTTTGAACCTGCTCGGGCGGTAGCCCGTCTTCTTCAATGAGCTGCCTGAATATTTCCTGGGAGTTTTCAACGATATCAGGTGCCAGAGTTCGCAATTCCTGCTCTTTCTGTTTGATAAAGTCGCGCTCCTTGGATCTTATCTCGGCGTCGCGCTGTTCGACGATTTCCTTTACCCTCTCGAAATACTTCACCGGATCTTCAAATTGTAACGCCGCCAGTTCGTCTTTGTCGTAAGTTTGAGTGCCTTCGGGATTTTCCCTCGCGCGCTTCATTTCCTGGAAATACTTGAGCGCCTGTTCGGGGTCGGCGTGAAAAGTGTCCAAGAGACCCTTGGTTTTACGCAACCCTCCGATTTCGTTGCCCTGCCTTTGAATGAACTGTTCCTTATCTTCAAGCTGTTTGCGGTACTTCTCGATTTCGGTAGACTCCATTTTCTGCGCTGTGGCAGGGGGGTCAACCTTCTCGACTTTCCCTTCAACGACCGTCTGATAAGACTTGTCAAACTCTTCATCCGACATTTCCTCTACTGGCTTGTCGTTAGTTTCTGAAGCTGATTTTTCAATGACCCCTGTTGCCTGCACCTCTGGCGGTGCTTGAGGACTTTCGTTTGGTTCTAGCATGGTTTTTCCTTTCCGGGCAGACCATTTCTGCGTGCCCCGGTGTATTTTTTATGCGGCTGGTGGTTTCCCGCCCGCCTTCATTACTTCCGCATTCGTCGTGGCGGCGGCTTGCTGCTGCTGCTGTGACATCATCTGCTGGATTCTTCCCTCAATCTTTTTGCGCTCTCCCTCTGGAACAGGAAGAAGCGGGGCAATAAGATCCGTCGGTATTGGAGCACCCTGCTGTATGAGTTGTAACATTGTTTGTAATGTGTGCATTCTCGTTGTCGGGCCGTACTGGGATTCCTCAATAGCGACATCGTATTTTGTCAAATCGGCGTTGTTCAAAAGCTCGTATATCTGGTCGTAACTGTAAGCGTCTATCGGTTCTCCAGCTATTTTCATATCTGGGTTTTTTATGGCCTGCTGATTGAGAATGCGCATAATCCTTTCGGGCGGATAAACCTTTTTGAACCATGCTACCGTCCAGCGCGCCACATCTTTTCTCGCGAATTTTACGTTATCGAAAATAAACTCGTTGCCTATCAACGCCTGATTCCTGCGCGATTCTTCCGCTACTCCAGATTCGGCGTTGCTCTTCTGGCCGAGCAGCTCGGCGTTGATATTCGAAATTCTGTCCATGATGTTCAGCATGAGCTGCGCCAAACGCTCCTGTTCTTGAGGGTAAGGCATTCCCTCTACCCTCTTCGGAAGGTTGTTCGTGTCTTCTACTTCTATGGCGAACCCAGGCTTGCTGGTTTCCTTAAGGAGTTTTTTACCCTGCTCTGCGTTTGGAAATGTAGTTTTATCGTAGAACCAGCCGGAGCTGTCCATCTTATTAAGCATATCCACAATGGTGGACATTCGTTTGTTGAACTCATCCTGCGGGTCCTTCGCGCTTTCCAATTTCCCGTACCAAACACCGTTTTCGAGTTCCGCATGAGCCGGTACTAAAGGAAATTCATTGTCAATGGGGAGTTCCGGGTAATCGTCGGAAAGAAGCGTTGACCCGGCGAAGGTGGTAACTCTTATTCTGGTGCGCTTTCTTGGAATAAGGCGCAGCCCCTCAATACTCTTTAAGGATTCTGCGTCGCTCTTTTTCCAATCGGTCAGATCCGCCGACCAAACTGGCCCGGTTGACGTATCAACAACGATGTACTGTCTGTAATATTCCTTGCGCCAGACAGCTATTTTCAAAATATTCTGCGTGAGGAGGTCTATCCCGAGACGGTTTATGGCGTAAAGCGGAGTTACCTGCGTCCCATCGCGCTCCGTCGTTGACGGAGAAATTGGGTTCTCGCGATCCTCGGAGGTGAACATAGTTTCGATTTCGTCTTTTTTGCCATCGAACTCTTCGACAAGGGATTCCTTGGAACACTTCGTAATCATCGCAAAGTATTCCATATCTCGGCAATTCTTCTTTTCGTGCGGCCCGAGTTTTAACCGCTCCCACGGGTACATTTCTATTTTAATCTGGCCCGAGGGGTCCAGATCATAGTCGGGGTAAACAAAGTATGCCCCCAGCCCGCACTTGGCTACATCGTCAAAAACCTCTGTGTCTATGAACCAGAAGTTGGTTATCGTGTAGGCTATCTTTACAATAACATCAAGAATGTCAGCCGTCGCTTGGTCACCATATTCAATCGGGGAAAATTTTACATCGTACCTATTCTGGCGTTGATAGCCGGAAAGGGTTCTAATCTGGCTTGCGCAAATATTGAAAGTAAGCGCTGGCCTGTTGATATTGGAAAACTCTCGCCTGGTATCTTCATCCCATTGCTTGCCCTGGTAGTATCTCCGCGACTCCGCTGCTTTTTCTTCCGATTCTTTGTTCCACTCACAGGCGGCAAAGTATAACTTCTGCGCCTCTTCGAGCGCCTTGTCGTCTTTCTTCAAGACCTCGGGCTTCTCAAGTTCGATTTCTCCGATGTCATGCGAATGACCGTTTTCCGGCGCCACCATCGGCTCCGGCTCAAATTCCTGGGTCACTTGCTGCCCGGTTTCGGGGTCGATATCAAGAACGGGGGGACGTATGAACTGAATAATTTTGTGGCGGTGCCCTTTTTCCTGGGTGGTTTCTCCGGTGCCGTCGTCTCGCAAGTAGATGATATGCGTATGTTTAGCAGCCTGCGAACTCAACGCCCTTTTAAAAGTCGGCATTATGCACCCATCCACCCTTTCGGTCTACCACGAAATTCTTTCGTATGAAAATTTTTCCTATCTATTTTATTGTAATCTGGATCTTCGTCTGGTGTCAAGAAGTCGAGGGAGCGTATAAGGGAAGCTATGAAAGAATCGGCGCGCCCTGGAGAGTATTTTAAATTTTTTTTCATAGTCTTTTTATCTATCACTTGCCGCTTCCGTCTTTCTGGAATCCACTTTGCCTCGTTCAGTTCAAACATGAAATCAGCGTCATCTGGAATACTGATAAACCCCTCTTTAAATATTTCTTCCGCCTTGTGCCACAGCTCCGCCCGGCGGTTTATGTACTCTTCGGGTTTACTTGATGGCTCCTGTTCGTAGAAACCTCGAACCCTCGGAAGCCTGGCTTTAAGATAACGGTACAGGCCTATTCCCACGCCGTTCTTGAGAATTATTACTTCCCATACATTATGTTCTTGAACCAGCGACAATATCTCGTCGCCCCCGTTGTCTTCCCCACGGGGGTTTGAGGCCTTCTTGAAAAGTAGGACTTTTGGTCCTTGACGAATACAGATCATCTGGTCGTCTTTCCCGTCACCCGACGGGTCCACGGATAGTATTGTCGGATATTTTAAATATTGTACTTCTCGGTTGACCGCAGCCTGTATTTTGTCCCAGGAAAGGATAGCGTCCGATTGTGCCTGCGGGAACTCCCCGGCGACATACACGCGGTAATAGTTTGAGTCTTCCCCGTACTGCTCCTTTTTTTTCTGGATATATTCTGGAGAAACAATCTCGTTTGGGCTGTCGTCCCAATGCAGCCGTACCCAGTTTCTCGATTCTTTCGGGTCGTCCTGGGAGCGGAAGGCCAGCCCAGTTCGGCGGGTTGGGTTGTACAGCAATACCATGAAATTTACAGGGCTGGTCAGGGTGGATTCGAGAGCCATGAGTATTTGGTCGTCTACACCGTCGGCCTCAGTAACCAGAATACACATTACCTTCTCGTGGAACCCCGACATCGTTTTTTCTTCGACGTCTTCGTCCCTTTTGGCCACGGCAGTCTTTTGGAAGGCGAACCCGAGGGTTCCCTCGGCGGCCTTCCTTCGTATGTATTCCCCTCGTACTATGTACTGGTTCCTGACAACGCAAGTATAGGACCCGTCACCGCTCATGTTCCACAGCCATTTATTGCACTCGGCCCAGACGACCGTCTTGAGCTGTTTCTCGCCAGGAGCCACGCACGGAATCTTCACCTGCGGCCAGCAGTCAAGAAGCCACAGGATGGTTACAGCCCCAGCCGTGTCCTTCCCTCTTCCCTTCCCGGCCCGGATGGAAATTCCAGATTTTATGGCGTACTTTTCAAGCTCTGTGGTCAGCGGTATGTTCTCCGACTTGTAATGCTTGGCACGAACCATCAGCCCAAGCTGACGAAAGTAGTCGCTTTGCTGCGCTGTTATTATCTTCAGACCCAGAACTTTCCGCGCCCAGTCCTCCGGGTCGTAAATCCACCGAGAATAAGCCGACCGTAAATGCTTGTCGTTAAGCTGCTGGTTTTCCATCATCAACCACCTCGCATTTTGCCGGTATCGCCTGTTCTTTTTTCGCCCGCTCTATCGCTTCCGCCTGGGCCTGCATGATAATCTTGGCCATGTCGTCGCCAAATACATTGACGGTAGTTTCGCTCTTGGCTTCCTGAAGAGCGTTTCTGGTCAACGTGTCGAGAAGCCGCAGAACATCTCTGTCTTCCATCTCCACAAATTTTTTATCGTCGTAGTAGTCAAGAACTTTGTCAACCAGCGTTGCGCTTTTTGACCAAATTATTTCCTTGACCTTTTCTCTCTTCTGCCTTTTTTCTACGGGAAGTTTCTGGACTTCTGCAACGCTGGTTGATGTTTTGAAAATATGTTCTATCGCTTTAACGTCGCGAACTACCGGAGCTGCCATGGTTGCCCCTCCTTGTGTCTTTATTTAATGGTACAAAATTTTTACATGGGTTGTCAATTAAAAACGCCCACAGAAGAGCGGGCGGCGTAAAAAATTCCGGGTTCAGCGATCCCGGATAGTTTGCTCAGGTAGGATCTACTCTCCTGTTTTTTTATTCTCCTGCTGTTGGAGTTCTTTTATTTTATCATCCGTTTCCTTTTTTTTCAAATCAAGCACGCACTCGGAGGCCAATTCCGAAACGGCGCAGCTCAAAAGATTGTACCGGAAATTATTCTGCATTATTCCACACCCGGACCGGCCTTCCTCGAACTTCGGAAAATTTACATGGCAAATTTTTGTAGCCCTGTTTTTTCGGTGGTTATTATCAGCTTAATCTTCGCGCTTTCCATTCTCTTCACGCTCCTTTACTGCGGTGGAGAGCATGATTACAATTTCTTCCGGCATTGTCAGTTTGTCCTTGACCGAAAGCAGTTTAATCGCCTGGTGCAGTTCATCGCTTATTCTCGCCTGTATGTACTTCACTTTGCCTCCTTATGGTTATCGCACTTTATCGGTGTTATTTTTTTTGTGTATAGTTACAAGCAGCACAATGTTTGCAGTTTGAACAGTTCATTTCTTTAACTCCTCCTCGGTTAATATTGTATCAGGATCAATACTCCATTTTGGATCGGGAACAAGATCAGCTGTTGTAACCTGATCGAGAACTGCTATCGCTAATTTGGGACTCATATATCCAAACTCATCACCACCTACGGACAGAAGTGCCTGATTGAGTTTTGGTTTGATTTTTATCGTATCTATGTTTTCTCTGATGATTATCTCACCATCAGGAAATTCAAGTTTGATTATCATAGTTCCCCTTTCGTATATCCAAGCTCATGTGTGAGCTTGTCGAGCTTTACTTCTAATTCCTTGATTTTATTCATCTGTAAACTATTCTGTTCCGTTGACTCCATCAGCCGGTTGTTTTTCAAACTCACCATTGTCCTATACAGTGACGAATAAGAAGCCACAATACCGAACAATACTGTAATCCACATAACTATGACCAAAACAAACGTCCGAAGATTTATCTTTACTTCGACTCTCATTCGCCCCTCGCTTTCTCGTTCAGTTCACGGCACAATGCCTCGGCGCGTTCCTTTGCATCTGGTATTTTCTTACTCCACTCCCCATAATATACCCATTCAACTCCACGTTCAGGAGGATCTAACTTTTTGCCCTGCATTGGTAGTACCGTAATCACCGAATAGATTTGTCCACGCTTCCTTAGCCTGCTCTCTGGTTATTTTGGTCATGCTTTGACCACGATTTCTTTTAACCAGTTGTTCTCTTTGCCTACGCAGAATATTGCAGAAGATAAAGCAGTAACCTGTTGTTCCGTAAGCTCAATAGCAAGAAACTCACAGATTAGATGAATAGTTTCGTGTAAAATAACTTCCTGTTTGTTACCTCCGGTCAACTCTTTGCAGATGTGAATCTTTCCGAGTTTGGAATCCGAGCGACCCATCGTCCCATCGACACGACTGGAAGATTCGTATTCAGCGTACTCAATTTCTTTTCCGAGTATCTTCATTAAGTTCCTCCGCCCTTGTTTTGAGTAATCCCGTTATCAATTCTGGATCATGACCATCTTCAACAAGAGAGGCCCAACGATTCAATCGTGAGTTTGGATTCTCTATTTCTTCTTTGAACTTCTCCATATTCTCTGGGGTAACTTCCATACTGAAAAGTATTTTCTCGCTTGACATATAGCTCCTTTCGTGGTATGAATACTGAAAATCAATATCACCAGTTGGTTTTTGGCACACCAGCCCCGCCTCTGTTTACAAGCGTATTAGGGCTGGTTTTCTTTTGCCTCTATTTCCTCCTCCTTCGGTTCCCGCTCGCGCTTTCCGCAATCTGCGTAATGCACACAACTCTCGCAAGTCTGCGAGAAGAACTGATTAAGTTTTTCCTGCGCATCTGTTTCGAACCTATCGCTGATAAGTTCATTTAGATTTTCATACGCCTGTTTCGCTTCCCCAAATGATATCTTCATTTCTCCGTTCCTTTCAATAGTTTGATCCCATACTTAATTATTTTTAGATATGTTTCGCTTTTTGCCTTTTCGTATTCGGCGTCGTATGCGGCGGAGGATGCGGAGGAGGAGGATGCGGAGGAGGCGAAGTAGGAAACGGCGGCAGAGTAGGCGGCGGAGGATGCGGAGGAGGATGCGGAGGAGGAGGATGCGGAGGAGGCGTAGGCGGCGGCGGAGGAGGCGTAGGCGGCGGCGGCG